AAAGAGAGATTAAAATGGAACCAACGATTAGATTAGGAACACCCGCCGACGAAACCGCCATGCTAAAGCTGGCGCTAGATGCGTGGGAAGAAAATGGCATTAAGGACGTTAACCCACAGAAGATGCTAGGCATGATCAAGCCTGCTTTATATCTGTGGCAGGGGCTAGTTGGAATTATCGGGGAGCCGGGCGAAAAGATTGAGGGTGCGGTCCTTTTACGAATGAGCCAGATGTGGTATTCGGATGCTTGGATGCTCGAAGAGAAGGCAATTTTTGTCGATCCCGAGTTTCGTAGTGCCAAAGGCGGCAGGGCGCGTCGCCTTTGTGATTTTTCAAAGAAGGTTGCTGACGACCTTAACCTTCCACTAATTATTGGCGTTCTTTCGAACCATCGGACGGAAGCCAAAGTAAAACTATACGAGCGCTCGTTCGGCCCACCGGCTGGCGCTTTCTTCCTATACAACGTCCAGACCGGACACGCGGAGCAATAACATGGGTGGTAAAACTGGAACAACGACTTCAAGCGTAGCCATTCCACCAGAGGTATTGGCTCGGTACAACGCTGTCAATACTCAAGCTCAAGCTACAGCCGGTACGCCGTTTCAGCAATATAGCACTGATCCTAATGCGTTTGTTGCCCCTCTTAACGAGCAGCAGCAGGCTGGTATTAACAATATCAACCAACAGGCTAATGCGGCTCAGCCGGGCTACCAAGCAGGCATGAATACAACTGGATCTGCTATAAACCAAATCAATGCAGGTCAAAATGTAGCTCAGCCTTATTTCGGTGGTGCTCAAACAATTGCAGCGGGTGCTATTCCACAATACCAGCAAGCTGCTGGATTAGCTGGCGCAGCAATGACACCTCTGCAACAAGCCACCTATGCCGCTCAACCGGGATACCAAGCTGCTCAGGCAGGCACTATGGCTGCAGGTGCGGGAACAGGACAAACTATTGGCCAACTTGGCAATATTTCGCAAGGTTATAATGCTCCTAATTATCAGGCTGGTGTAGCTGGATATATGAATCCATTTTTGCAAAATGCGATGGGTTCTACCGCTGCTATGATGCAAAACCAAAATCAACAGCAACAAAACCAGTTGCAAGGAAATGCGATTAGTTCAGGCGCATTTGGTGGGGATAGAGGTAATATTGCCCAAGCCGCCCTTATGGGCCAGCAAAACCTTGCTATGGGTCAAACGCTTGGTCAGATGGCTAATACTGGTTATCAATCAGCAGCACAAAACTATATGTCTGGTCTTGGAGCACAAGCAGGTATTGCTGGTCAACAAGGTGCTATGTATGGACAGATGGGCAACCTTGCTAATCAATATGGACAACTTGGTGGGCAAGCACAACAGGCTCTTATTAATGCAGGTCAAGCCCAACAGGCGGGTGCTGCTAATATTGCAAATATTGCAGGTCAAGGCATGAATGCAGCTGGTCAGTATGGTGCTTTGGGCACGGCTGCACAAAATGCTGCATTGCAGGGTGTTCCATTATCATTAGCCGCTGGTGCCCAACAGGGAGCACTTGGAGCCGGAGCTCAAACTGCCGGTCTTCAAGGAGCTCAGGCACAGGTTGGCGCGGGTACGTTGGGCCAGCAAACGACGCAGGCCGGACTGTCGGCTCTGTACAATCAGTTCCAGCAGCAGCAGGCCTATCCATTCCAAGTATCGCAGTTCCTCGCGAACATCGCGGAAGGCACCGGCGCTCTGTCTGGTTCGACCACAACCACGACGGGACCGCAGTCATGGTTCTCAGATGCACGGCTTAAAGAAGACATCAAGCGCGTTGGCACGGCCAAGAATGGTCTGCCAATCTACAACTTCAAGTACAAGGGCGACCCAACCGAGCAGACGCATATCGGCTACATGGCGCAGGACGTTGAAAAGGTTCACCCTGAGGCCGTTGGCGAATCGCATGGCTACAAGACCGTCGATTACGACAAGGCTTCGGAGCCAGTGCACCGGGCATCGGGCGGTGCCACAAATTCCGAAGGTGGCGTCGTAGCCCCGCAGCATGCCGCAGAAGGTTATTTTAACGGCGGCGATGTCGTATCGCCGTATGATCTATCAGTTATTCTGGCTGCGCAGAAAGAATCGTATGCGCCGTTCCAGCAAGGCGGCATTTACGGCGGCCAATCTGGCGGAACGCCGGGCGGTAAAAGCTATGTCCCTTCGGCCTCCCTTGCTGTTCCGCATCTTGGCGTTGCAAGCGCAGCATCAGGCCAGCATGGCAATACGCTTATGGGTGACTTGCAGCAGGCCACAAGCGGTGCTGACACGGTCAAGAAGGCCTATGGATACGGTCAAGATATTATTGGTCATCCTGCTATTGCTGCCAAGGCTGCTATTCCAGCCAGTGGCGACACCGCTGCACAGGCCGCAGTTGCTGCTCAGCCTTCGACCGGAATGTATGGTCTTGGTGATCTTTTAAAGCAATATTTGCCACAAGGGCAGGCCCGTGGCGGTGCAATCGGCTATGCCGACGGCGGCAGTGTCGATCCGTATCAAACTGATGATCCAATGTCGCAAGTGGTTTCGGACACCGAAAAAGACAAAGGCCAGCATGGCCTCATGACAGCTCAAAATCCTACTGGGCAGTCATCGAGCACGTTGGGCGATCTTGGTAAAATTGTCAGTGCAGGTGAAACTGCAGCAACTATTGGTTCTGGCATTGGTAGTGTCATAGCAGCATTGGCACCAATTGGCCTTGCCACCGGCGGTGTTGCTGGCCGCGAACATCATGCAACACTTGGAACTGTCGGCACCGATACGCCAGATGCTGTTGCGCCCGACGATTACAGCGTCAGCGCGGCTAAGGAACTTCTGCGCCAGAATGAAGGCCTCCTTACCAACGCAAAGTATGACACCAATGCATATCGCACTGGCTACGGGTCCGATACGATCACGCAGCCCGACGGCACTGTCGTCCCTGTAACTGCAGAGACATCGATCACAAAGGATGACGCTGAGCGCGATCTGGCTCGACGCACTGCGCTTACACAGCAGGGCATTCAATCCAAGATTGGTGCAGACACTTGGGGCAAGCTTTCGCCGGATACCCGTGTGGCGCTCACCTCGACCGCATACAATTACGGTTCACTTCCAGATGCTGTCGCCGAAGCGGCAAAGTCGGGAGGCCCAAGCGACATCGCTACGGCTCTCAATGGGCTAGGCGGCGCAAACGAAGGCGTCAACGCCGTTCGCCGGTCAAAGGAAGCATCTATCATTGATCCACAAGGCAAGTACGATCCGATGGCTGCCCAGCCAAAGGCATCTGCTACGCCTGCCGCCGCCCCGACAAGTATCGGCGATTGGGTTTCGAAACAGGCGCAAGATCCAAACATGTTGCTGTCCATTCTATCTGGACTTGGCACGATGGCTGGCTCTAACAGCCGGTATCTTGGCGCTGCGATCCTGCAGGGTCTTGGCGGCGGCGCTGAAATGTATAAGGGTCTGCAGCAACAGGGCATCGAGCGTCAGCGCGTGGGCGTTGAACAGCAGCGTGTGGGCGTCGAGCAGCAGGGCCGTGGCATTGAAGCTCTTCGGTATCTCCAAGGCCGTTATCTTCCCCGCTATGACGCAACTGGGCGCAACATTATTTCCTATCAAGATACTACTGGCGCACCAGACCTCAGCCCTCAAGATTATGGCAAGGTTCTGGCAAATGCTGCGAGTGGGTTTAATCTTCCTGCCAGCATGACACCTAGTGGTACGCAGGCTCCTGCAGGGGGTGCTGTTGCTAAACAACCCGAAGGAACTCCGGCTCCAGAAGATGATTTAGCGGCAATCAATAATGTTGATTATACGGATGTAGGGAGCTTGTCGAAGGCCGCTACGGCTGCTCGTCGATTGGCCCAAGGCACTGCCGACCCAACTGCAAAGGCAGCCTGGATTGCCAATGCTGATCACTTCACGACAACTGCTGGTAGCCTTGCAACGACAGGTAAGGAAACGTCCTACACGATCCAAGCCAATGCCCAACGCGATCAATTAGCTAGGGCCGTAGACGCACAAGAATTGAAAAACAACGCCTTGGCACAACGCGCCAATATGTTTGGCCCAGATGGCAAGCCGCTTGAAAATGCTGGTAAATTTGGTGATCAATTGAATGATTTGGCTAGCATTGCAAAGCAGGCAGGGTTCGCGCCAGAAACCATTAAGGCAATTCTTGGGTTTGACCCAGCGAATGGTGATACGGTCAACAAACTTAGGGACGCTATTGGCTCGGAAACCGGGCAACTTCAAGATGCACGGGCTGCATCTGCCCTTACTCGTGTATTTGGCGGAACGCCGGGTAACCAAATCGTTCCCGAAGCATCAAAGTGGATCATCGATAACGTTATTGTTCCAAAGGCGGACAATGAAATCACGACGGCCAAGGCTATCGAACATCTTGACCCACTGACCGATAAGATCACGGCGAAGATTATGGAAGAAAAAACTTCTCATCCTTGGTTCAATCCAAAAACGCCTGCTGCAACATCTGAAGGAACCAAGGCTCCTGCGCCTGCTGCTGCATCGACCTCTGCGCCTGCTCCATCAGCTTTTAGTTACAAAGATCTTCCAACGCCTTTAATAAAATATCTCCATAGTGGCGATCTAAAACGTAACCCAGACACAGGAAATTTTAACCTAAAAGGCCAATGGTACGATAAGAAAACCGGATTACCTATTGAAAAGGATGTGGTTTCGCCATGAGTGATTTTTCCAATCTTGAAGCCGTAATCCCGCCAGATGATAACCTAGAATCGGTTAGTCCTCATGCTGGCATTTTAAGCCCCGATGAAGAGCATCAGGCCCGTGTAGAAGCTCTTGCGCCGGTGGCGGAAGCCGATATTGCCAATAAACAGGCAGCTACCTCTGCAACCCCTGCAAGCCGGTTTAGCGTCGCTAAACCAGCAGGTCAGGGAAGTGTGCAGGGTCTTAACTTAAGTGATATCCCGGTCGCTGGCCCGTTAATTGAGAAAGGCATTTCATCATTGGCGTCTCAGGCCGATGCAGGTTCATCCATGGCTAATTGGTGGACTAGTGGGCATATGGGCGAGTTCGGTGATACCGAAGACGAGCGTTATCGCAATGGCCTTGCTTATCAGGAAGCATATCGAAACGCGCAATATAAGGCCAACCCGACGCAATATTATGGCGCTCGTGCGGGAGCTTTTCTGCCTCAATTGGCATTGACGCCAGAGCTTAAGGTTGGGCAGCTTGTAGGAAATGTCGGCGCACATATTTTAGCCCCAGTGGTAGAAAAAATGCCGGGTGTAATTAGCGGCGCTCTTAAGCTTGTTGGTAGTCCCGTGCCAGCCGCTGTTGAGGCTGGCGTATGGGGAGGCGCTCAAAAAGCCGCAGAATCCGCCCCAGGCTCTACGCCGCAGGACGTTGCCGAGAACGCTAAACAAGGCAGCAAAACTGGTGCAGAACTAGGGTATGCTGTTGGGTTGCCGGTGTCCACCGCGTTAGGCGCTGGTAAATGGGTTGCTGATAAAACAAAGGTGCTTTGGAATCCAGAAGGATATGCTGCCGATCAAGCTTCAAAAGCGTTTAATGAAGCAACATCCAGAGAAAGAGCTGCTGGATTATCGCCAGAACAAGCGCAAGATCTTGCGCTTCAAGGTAAGCCCATTACGCCGCTTGATATTGCGGGTAATCGTAAACTAGGTGAGGAAACGGCAAACGCTACAACTGGCGCAGATCCTGATCTAATTAAGCTCAATCAAGGTTTATCAGACCGGTTCCAAGCGCGGTCACAAAATGTGCAAGACGACTTGCATGCTGCAATTCCACGCCCTAATGACCCGCAAACCGGAAGACCAATGAACGATGAGCAATTGCGCTCTTTGGCGCATGATCAGGCTCGTGAAGCTAATTCACCTGCATATGATTCTGCTTTTGCCAATCCAGAAGGGGACTTTATTTGGAACGACGACCTTCGCCGTCTTGTCAATACGCCCGGCGGCTCGGCGGCCTTACAAAAGACCATTGGTTCTTCCAACGTGGAAGCTACTGTTAATCGGCAAAATCCAGTTAACCCTTTTTACAAGGATGCTGGCGGCCAATGGGACTTAAACCCAGATGTAGGTACGCCCAACTTACAGTTTTGGGACCGTTTTAAACGCAACATGAACGATGTCGCTGAGGCCCAAAAAGGTGCCAATGGCGCAGCAACTGAAGAATCGCGTGACACGAATAGGTTGCTCTACAATAACCCAGAGGGAAACAGTAGCGGCACCGATATTGCGCCAGATGAGGGCGGAAAATTTGCCCTTGTACCATATTTGCGCAACCTTGTACCAGAATATGGCACGGCGCTTGATGGTGCACGTCAATATATCCGTGAGGATAATGCTTTCGATGCTGGCAAAAACTTTTTTGGAACAGCCAATGTTGCAAAACTTTCAAAAGATCCCCTCGCAGCAGACGCAGCCTTAAAAGATTTTTCAAACTATACGCTGGGAGAGCAAGATACCTTCCGGCATGGATTGCTTGCCAACATCACTGATAACCCAGAACAGGCCGCAAAGACATTTGCAGGGGGTGATGCAAAAACCCTTGATCGTTATCGTCAAGTACTTGGCCCCGATCTATTCCAAACGGTCGATGATACATTGCGGATGCACCGCATAGCCGCAGCAGGCGATGTCTTATCAGGAAAATCTGGAAATACGCCTACCGCTTTCCAGCAGGCTGTTACGCATGCCATAGGTTACACAGGCGGCGCTGGTATTCTGGCTTTAAAATCACCAGAAATTCTCCAATATGCTTTACAGCATCCTGTTGGCACAGCCGTTACTGCTGCCGTTGGCACAGCAGCGGTCGCAGGCAATGCGGTTAAGGCCGCAGTGGAGAAAAGCATCGGCGACAAGAAAGTCGGCGCTATTTTGCAAATGCTTGGATCAAATGATCCGCAAACGTTTCAACGCATCATCGAGGCTGGTAAAAGCGACAAACAAGTTTCCGATGCTTTGAAGCGCATCGAATATGGCGTTACGCGTTACGCCGCCGAGCATCCAAAGGATGTTCAACCACAAGTTCAAAATGCACAACAGGCAGCAACACCCGTGATCCAGAAGGCAATACAGCAAGCAGCCCCGCAGCAAGCCGCTGGCGGTCGCATTGGGCGCAAGAGTGGCGGTCGAACAACTGGCGCTGCAAAAGCTAAGGCTGACCAGTTGATTGCCATGGTGGATCGTATTAAGAAGGACGAGGGCAAGGGCACGAAGCCTTTGCTTAACGTGGATGATACAACCATCGCCAAGGCGTTGGAAATCGCAAACAGGGGTATCTAATGGACAATTTAGAAGTAGAACTGAAGCTCACCGTGGCGCACGTCAATGCCATCCTAAAGCACCTTGCGAAGGGTGCCTATGAAGAGGTTTCAGAAGTGATCGCGATGCTTCATTCGCAGGCCAAGCCGCAAGTTGAGGCGGCAACGACAGCGGCACAGGTCGCAGAATAAAAAAGAAGCCCGGTGCAAGCCGGGCTTTTTCATTACACGAATTTATCGTAGGCCAGTTCGCGGATGACGTACCCGCCGAGCTTCGACGAATACCGCGCCACGTCGAACCCATCGTGGTTGTCGCATAGGTACATCACCATAATGGCAAAGATCATGCTGTCGCCGTAGTAGGCGATGATGTCGGCTGCCGGGTCGAAGTCGGTCATCCGTTCTGCAACCTTGTGTTCGAAGCGATGAATGTTTTCATCGCCAATCAGGTTGTCAAACATGGGAAGGTCGCTGACGTAGACGACCGATTCGGCGAGGGTATTTAGCTCGGTTGGGTCAAACCGAAAGCTTGGGTTAGGTACGAAGACCCTCTTGTATTTTTCCATCTACGAATTCCTGCTCTTCCATAAAGAAGTCCCAAAGGGGCATCTCGGATTTCAACTCGATCAACATGCGATCTGCTTCTTCTTTTGTCATATCGTTGTCGATAATGATAGATGGCTGGCGCATAAAGTCGCGGCGTTCGCCTCTAATCTGATACCATGTCATTATCACCTCCCGTTAATTTTTTACGCAATAGGGCATTTTCTCTTTGCATCGGTATGACCCATGACATTGCCCGTGCAAGCTGATCTTCAAGCTCCGCGACCTTCCTGCGAAGCTCCACAACGTGGGACAGCGTCACATCATCGGCATGGCGGTCGGCTGGGGCATATGGCCCCAACCAACGAATATCTGATGATATCTTCTTGCTGCGATAGCCGGTCATCTCAGGCGCTCCCTTAACGCACATAATGTTCCAACTCCATGATGGCACTGACACCTGCAAACAGGCCCAAAATCCCGCTAAACAAGCACCACATTGCAAGCCATATGGTTGTGGCATTAGATGCAACCGAATCATTTAGGGCATTAGCGCACCAGTAGCTGGTTAATATTAAAAAAACCGTTGCTGCCACATATATCCAAAACTTGCTCATCCTTCCATCGCCTTTGTTAAATCTAGAGTTACGGTTGGCAAATTGGTGGGGCTAGTTTGTCCGCCAAGCTTGGCATAGCCTTCGATGTCGTCCCAGTGATCGCGGAAGTCTTTATCGCCGCTCAGAAGCCGCGCCAGCTTGACTGAGATCATCTCCAGAGCCTCCTTCTGGCCATCGCTCAAGCGTTCCCAGTTCTTACCGCTCCGCAGCACGTCTTTAATGGCTTGGCTAAGGTTGGCGTTGTCGCGGTAGTTTCCGTGGGTCTTCTCGCGTGTGTTTAGTAAATTACTCATTTTACCCTCTTTGTGATTAAATTGATGATCTTCGTATAAACGATCCGCAGCCACATAAGCCGCTTCTCGGTCTTCGCTTGCGCTTCCGCCTTTACCCTGCGGCGGTATTCCAAGTCCGCCTTGGCATCGTGCCAGTTCAGGTTTGGCTTGTGGTCGTCTCGCCGCATAAACAATTCGCACAAGATATCGTAACGCTCTTCCCAGTCTCGAATAATCCGGCGAAGGCGGCGTTCCTCTTCGAGCGTACCAATCGGTGCTTGCTCCTCGATAATGTTCCAACGATCATCCTCCCCGTTGCGATGATGGCCCTTAAGCCTAGCATTCTCGACGCTAAGGTCGACAACCTGACGCACAAGGCGTTCATAATCCAGCATATTTGGCATTAGTTTTTCCATTCATTTGGTGGACGCAGGCGAAACTCGTTGCCTGCATTGCCAGTGATATAGTGATTGCTACTGATGACTGCGCCAATCTCGCGTAACGCGGCGATCTGGGCGCGGACGGTATAACGCTTACTGTGGACCTCGTCGGCCATTTCCTCATAGGTGCCTGCGAATGTCTCATAACCATATCTATCAAACAACCGAATCCAAAGAAGCTTGGCTGATGAGCCAAGCCCCAAGTGGTACACGACATCCATAACTGTCTTTAGCATTTTATACTTTCTCGTACTTTGGCTTTAAACCCTTCAAACGCTTGATTGCGCTATCTGGGTGTGATCGGCCAATTAACAAAATAGATTTAACCTGTTCCATCCTTTTGCGTCTGGTAACATATTCATCAACTGAGTTTGTTGCTTCATACTCAATATCTTTCATCACACTTATAATCTTCCAAATCGCAT